CGGGCCGGCCGACTGCGTGGGGGTGGGGGTGTAGGCGGTGCTTAATATTTAGCGCCGCAGGCCTTAGCCCCCCCGGGGGGGGCGTACTCGGCGCCCCGCGCCGATAGGGGCCACCAGGCTAAGGTCTGGGGGTGGGGGTTTTGTTTAATACAATCATTTGCCATAATTTATTGATTTACGTCGCTTAGAAAAGCATCCGGCCTTGGCCTCCACATTCTTGGGTTGTTTCGCTGAGAGATAGTTAGCGTACGTCCTGCAAACAGCAATTTTAGCTAAGTCAGTCATCTCCCAGTGGGATAGATACCAACCTAACTCGGGGTCCTCTGGCCAATCAAATTCCTGTGGATCCCTAGCATCCAATTCCTCAGATCCAGGATAGCGTTCATCCTCCTCATACGAAGGCGGTGGGGAGCTAAATCCAGGTTGGGTCTTCGGCACGTCCTCTTCGCCCGCATTGTTTGTAGCGGCCCTTTTCATTTGCAAAAGTTTATGGTCGGCGGGCTCTAAAAATAGCCTCAAAGGTATTTTTTCGCTGAAGTGCCTGTTAGTATTACCAGGCACTTCTGTGTAAACACTTCTGTGTTTACTGAGCGTCAGCTCTATTAGGGAGTAACTTTACTCAGAGTTACTCACGCGACCGGTCGCGGTCATATTTATGCGCCGCATTTCATAAAAAATTTTCAGATGGAGGGCTCCGCTAGAATGAGAAATTTTTGCTTTACAATCAATAATCCGCAAGAGATTATTGAGCCATCAGAGTGGCCAGGATGCACGTACTGTGTGTATCAAATGGAGATGGGCGAGGAGGGTACCGAGCATTTTCAAGGCTATGCCGAATTTAATAATGCTAAAAGTTTCGCTTTGGTGAAGAAACTTCCCGGATTGGAGAGGGCACACATTGAGAAAAGAAAGGGTTCTGCTAAGCAGGCTAGGGATTATTGTATGAAGGATGACACCAGGCTGGATGGTCCTTACGAGTGGGGGGTTTGCTCTTCTCAAGGGAAGAGGTCTGATCTTATTGAAGTTCAAAAGAAAATCAAAGATAATGTTCCAATGAAGCGAATTGCAGAGGATCACTTCGATGTTTGGGTCAAGTACTCCAAGGCTTTTAAGGAGTACAAAAGTCTCTGTGTGGAGAAACGATCATGGCCTATGGATCTCATTTTTTTGCTTGGGCCCTCTGGCACCGGTAAAACACGAACCGCAATGGAATTGGCGGGCCCAGATTGCTACGTCAAACCTCCGGGTCAGTGGTGGGATAATTACAATGGTGAGCACACCGTCGTCTGGGACGAGTTCTACGGTCATAGCTACCCTTTCACGGAACTCCTTCAGGTCGTTGATCGCTATCCTCTGCTTGTTCCCTTCAAGGGTGGATTTCATCAGTTTAGTTCAAGACGAATTATTTTCACCAGCAACCAAGAGCCTAAGGATTGGTACAATGCAGAACGTACTCATCAAGGACGTTGGGAAGATAATCCTCTTTACCGCAGGATTAGGGAATTTGGAAGAATTATGAGGACGGGGGAGATTCATGTCGTGGTGCAACCAATGCTCCCCCATTTTATCCCTAGTGAGGGTCTTTGGTCGGATGCTCCGCCGCAAGAGGAGGAAAGTATAATGGAAAATTAAAAATTTATTTACTGATCTGTAAATCTTAATCTTGTGGAGATGTTGTACTGAATCACATCATCTGTGATGCTTGAGCCTAGGTAAAGGCCAATGCTGTTTGTCTTCTGTTCTGTGATGACTCCAGTTGCTCCACTGAATACCAGTGGGATGTTGCACTTCATGAAACCTTCGGTTGTTTGGTAATCACCATCGAATGCAGCCGCTACTCCGGCGTTTGCATTTAAGTCGATCGATTCTCTGTGTAAGACCTTAAAGCGATCACCATTTTGGATGTTGCGCAAAGCAGTTGAGGCCACAGTGTTGGTCCATACATCAGTAGTTGATGCTTGCGCTCCATTTGTTTGAGTGTCTTGTACGATCCACAAAAAGATTTTGTCGTTAGACGACGCTCCCGCAGGGAGCGTCCAGTTGGCTCTCCATTGAATGGATTTCACAATGCATTTGTAACCAATACGTTGACCCTGAGTAGCACCTTGTGGGATGTTGGTGATAGAGCCTAAAGGCTCTAGGGTTGTGTCTACGGTTCCAGCGAACGGAGTATCGATGAATTTCTTCTCGACTTGAGCTCTTTGTCCGCGGCCAGTTCCAAAACGGCCGAAATAACCAGCTTTTCTGTAAAGGCCAGTTCTTGAATACCTTCTGCGACGAGTGGATTTTGCTTTTCCGACGGAATATCTCCGGCGTGCAGGATTGTAAGCATATGGGCCACCAGCACCATAAGCCCCACTAGTACGATACATTTTGCGATAAGGTTCCATATATGTCGATCTAGTTCTTCCCTGTGAGTCAGCGTACCACACCCTTAAAGACATAAAAAATTTAAATTTTGGCGGGAAAATAATTTGAACCCGTAAGGCAAGAGCTACCCCCTATGGCTGCAACTAGGGCTAAGGGTGGGGCTAGGGGGAGCACTCGGCCGGGCCGGCCGACTGCGTGGGGGTGGGGGTGTAGGCGGTGCTTAATATTTAGCGCCGCAGGCCTT